ATTCTGCATCGGAAAGTAAGGTTCTATATCAGAATAACAACTCAACGACAACACGGGTATAACCTGTGAGAAATAATGCCCTGTATATCAAGAAAGGCAGCTATAACTGAAATTTCTCATAGTTTATATTCGTGTTGTCGTTTTTTTGTTGTTATTTTGTTGCTCAGAATATTCAAGCAACAAAAGCAACAAATTATGGGTAAATCAAAAGAGCCTATCAGATTGAGACAGCGAAAGACTTCAAAAGGTCTGACCTCTCTCTATCTTGATATTTATTTAAACGGCGAGCGTTCCTATGAATACCTGAAACTTTATCTCGTTCCTGAGAAAAGCAGAGAGGATAAAAGAAAGAACGCTGAGACCTTGAAGCTCGCAGAAGCTATCAGGGCAAAACGTGTGGTTGAACTTCAAAACGGGGAGTTCGGTTTTAAATCTCAATTCAAGGAAGAAACCCTTTTCTTTGACTTCTATGAAGCGATGTGCAAGCAACGGTTCTTATCAGAAGACAGCAAAGGAAATTGGGGGAATTGGCGGTCAGCGTTGAAACACCTTGAAAAATATGAGCCGAACCGAAAAATAACGTTTGAAAAGATAACGCCTGAATGGGTTCAGGGTTTCCGAGATTACTTGGAGAATGAAGCCTGTGCGTGGGGCATGGATTTCCGTCAAAGGAACAAAGACCATAAACTTGCGAGAAACAGCCGCGTTTCTTATTTCAATAAACTGAGGGCTTGCCTGAATCAGGCTTACGAAGAAAGAATAATTCAATTCAACCCAATCAGAGGCATAGACGGAATTAAGGCAGAAGAGGGAACGCGAATGTACCTTACAATAGAAGAGGTCAGGAAGCTCGCAGATACGCCCTGTGAATACGAATCAGTAAAGAAAGCGTTTCTGTTCTCCTGCTTGACAGGTCTTCGCCGTTCCGACATCATTAAAATGAAATGGGGAGAGGTTCAGGAACAATCAGGTTTCACGCGAATAATTTTCAGACAGAAGAAGACGGGCGGGCAAGAATACCTTGATATAACACCACAGGCGGCTGAACTTATGGGCAAACACGGGAAAGCCTCTGAACCTGTTTTTGAAGACATACACAGCCCGAGCTGCACGAATGAAGCTATCAAACGTTGGGTTCTCAGAGCTGGCATACAAAAGGAAATTACGTTTCACTGCGGGCGACACACCTTTGCCGTATTGATGCTTGACCTCGGGACGGACATTTATACCGTCAGCAAACTTCTCGGTCACAAAGAACTTTCAACGACACAAATATACGCTAAGGTGCTTGACAAAAACAAGCAAGCTGCCGTATCTAAAATCCCGTCCATATTCAATCAGAATGACGAGAATTTAGATACAGAAGAATGATGAAAGACGGGCGACAGGTCTCAGGGCTTGCCGCCTGTGTCTTTTTTGAATTTGAGGATTTCCCCGCGCCCTGTCAAAAGCCAAGTTGCGGAAACCCCGTATTCATTCACGAGATAAGTCAACCACGCAGGCTGAAAAATATCTCGGGATGGGTCTTTTTCAAGACTGTTCAGATTCCACCTGTTTATTTTAAACCGTGTTGTAAACGTCTGTTTTCCCCTAATTATCTTTTCTGCTTTCAGATATTGAAGAGCCTCAAAGAAACGCTTTACTATTTTCTGACTGTCTTCTGTTTGCATAATTCATCTGATTTTGCAGCTGCAGCTGCGAACCTTTCATTTATTTCTTTTATTCTTTCATCTGCCCTTGCCGTCATATCTGAAAGCGTTTCAGGGCTGAAAGCTGCCTGTTTCTGACCTAAAAGTATTTGTTCAAACTGCTTCATTTCTTCGATGGTCATTACAGGTATGAGGCGTTCAACTTCCATGATCCGCTGAGCCTGTTCAATGGCTTCACGTCTCAACGCTGAACGGCTGTCTTCTGTAAGCATCTCCCCCTCGCCTGTTAGAAACCAACGTGCATTAAGTTCAGGAAGAGTTTCAACGATTTTCAATACAGGCTGCAGCCCGAAATCCTTCCCCTTTGTGAGCTTTGTTATATACTGAGGTGTCCAGCCCATGAGTTCGGCGAAAACGTTCTGCCGTCCGCCTGTTTTGTATTGGATTATTGCTTGAAGTCTTGTATTCATACGGATATTTATTTTGGGCGCGAATGCGGCTTTTTCTTCTGATTATAGTATAAACACACGCAAAAGAAAAGTAAAGCGCACATGGCTGAAATTCGAGAAAAATAACTGTTATTTCTGTTTCGTTATAGTTAATACACGTCCTTTTCTGTAATTTAATTCATCTTTATCTTTGTTTGAAATATCTTCTTTCAACATTCTTTCAATAAGAGACAATTCATTTTTGAAGTCTTTCTTCTTTCTGTACAGAACAAGCAAACGCCTGACGCTTTGATAATAGTTGTTTATTTGCAAGTTTCTTGCTCCGTAAGCCACGGCTCTTTCATATTCTAAGATTGCATTATCAATATCTCCACTTTTTTCAAATTCTCTCCCTTTATCAACATAAGAAATTAGGGTGTTGAATTTTTCTTCCCAATCTCGGTTTTGAACCTTTATGTACGATAGTTTTAAATCAATATCTTTTAGGTTTTTATCTAATTGAAATGATTTACTTCTACTTTGTCTTATAAGCTCGTAAATAAAAGCTATAACAAACACTGATATAATAAGAATAACAAACCACATATTTTAATACGTCTGATATATTTATTCTTTAAGTTTAAGTTCAAGCAATGTAAGAAGTCTGTCTATCTGTTCGTCTTTCTTTTGAAGAAGAGCAATAAACTTTTCAGTAGAGTTTTCTTCATTTAAAGTCACTGTTTCCCCAAGAACATTATTACCATTTTGGTTATTTTGAACAACACGTTTTAGAACCATTTCGCCTTTCCCTGTCAATAACCAACTTGCAGATATTCCAAACAACTCTTCAAAGCGTTGAGCCTGATTTTTCCCGAACGCTCTTTTACCTGACAATAACGAGTTTACATAAGGCTGAGTAACTCCAAGAATATCTGCAATTTTTTCCTGAGTTAACCCCTCATCTTTAAAGAACTGCCTTAATTTTTCCGATAAATCTTCCATAAACGCTGATTTTCAAGTTATTACGTTTTTATAATCAAAATAATAATCAAAAAAGTAATTTATTCTTTTGATAATAACCAAATTGGTTATATATTTGCACTGTCATTCAGTTTTATATGAGGACAAAGATACGAAAAAAGAGATAAAATCGGAAATAAACTAATAAGTTTTTCAAATAACATGGAGCAAAAGATTTTAAAGACAGCCTGTCAGCTCGAACGAGAAGAGCGTGACCTCGCAATTTTCAATGAGTATAACGAACTTATGAAAGTTGAAGGTCAGAGCAAGACAATGGCAAAGGAGTTCTTAATGAAGAAGTATAGTATTCATTCTCAGGGAACGATTTACGTTATCCTGAACCGCGTTGAAAAACGCTTAAAGCAAGAAAAGGAGGCGGTATGAAAAATAAGATAATTCAATGGATTATACTTTCATTGCTCATGACATGGGGGCTTCTGTCATTCATGGTTTTGGCAGGAGACGAAGACCCGACACGACCAGCAATGAGCCTGACCAATTTCTTCGCCCTGAAAGCGGGCAGCGCGTTAAGTCTTTACCTGTGTTACGTTCTCGCAAAATGGCTGAACAAAAAAGGTTTCATCCCTGAGGTAAGTGACGATGACAATGAGTTTTTCAAATGAAAGGAGGAACAGGTATGGCAGTAACAGAAATAACGCTTGAAAGCCTGAATGCGAAACTTGACAGCATTCAACGCATGACGCTCATAGGAGCAAAGACGGTTCTTGATATTGACGAAACGGTATTGTTCACAGGAATGAGCAAAGGGCACATATACCGCCTGACATCAGGAAGACAGATTCCGTTTTTCAGAAAGAACAGAAAACTATACTTCAAGAAATCTGACCTTGAAAATTGGATGCTTGAAGAACCTTGCCCGACCCTGTCTGAAATCAATTCACAGGCAGCAACCTACATTGCAACCAACAAAAGAATATAATCAAATAAAAACAGCAAAGCCCAAAGCAAAAAGAGGGCAGAAAATAATTAAATGTTATGAACGACATTATCGAAGTTAAACAGGCTGATATGCTTCAAGCAATCAACCGCGCTGAAATTGACATTCAAATTTCTACCGCAAAGCAGTATCCTCGCGACATTAACGCCGTGTTGAACAAAATCTCCACTTACGCAACTATGGATAAGGAGACGGCAGAAGACTGTTTCTACGTTCTTCGCCGCAAGGACAAGGACGGCAACGATTCTGTCATTGAAGGTCTTTCCGTAAGAATGGCAGAGATTATTGCAGGAGCTTGGGGCAACCTCAGAGTTCAGGCGCGTATCATCGGCAATGACGGACGCCAAATAACGGCTCAGGCAATCTGCCATGACCTTGAAACAAACTTCGCCGTATCAAAAGAAGTGAAGCGTTCAATCCTGACAAAGAAAGGTTACACGTTTTCAGAGGATATGCAGGTTGTTACAGGTAACGCTGCCTGTTCTATCGCTTTTAGAAACGCCGTATTAACAGTTATCCCCAAGGCTGTAACAAAACGCATCATTAACGAAGTGAAACAGGTTGCTTTGGGGCAGAGTATTGACCTTGAACAGAGCCGTCAAAACGTTATCAAGTATTTCGCCTCTCTCGGAGTGAAGCAGGAAGACCTGTTTCTTTACGTTGGTGTTAAGTCTCTCCAAGAGATTGACAAACAGAAAATCTTTGAACTGAGAGCCACAGCGAACGCAATCAAGGAGGGTACAACAACTGTTCAGGAATGCTTTGTGAAGCCCGCTCTCGAAGCTAAAGCAGAGGCGGTTGCCGTAGCTCAGGCAACGGACGCGAAATCAAAAGCCGAGGCTGCTATGGCTCAGGCGACTTCAGGGAAAGTTCCTGAAAACGTTGACACTGAAACAGGCGAAATCAAACCAGCAAAGAAATCAACCACTAAAAAATAACAGCAATATGGAAATCAAGAAAGAAAACCTTTTGAATGCCTTGAATACAGGCTCTGAGAACGTCAAAGAAACCATTCTCGCTCTTTTCCCCGAACTAAAAGAAGAAACGGCACAGAAAGCCGCAAATCGCCCTATAACTGAACGTGTGAAGACCTTTGAAGATGCACTGAACATCTTGGGAGAAGAAAACCAATTCGTCAAGGAGTTCAGAGGAATGATAACATACGCAGCAGAAGAGAACTGTTTCCCATCTTGGGATATGCAGGCGTTCTTGAAACTCCGCATCATCTGCGCAGCCTTGAATGAGGGCTGGCAGCCTGAATTCTCGGAAGATGAATGGCGTTATTATCCATATTTCTTCCTCTACACCGATGAAGAACTTTCAGAAAAGTCAGATGAATGGAAGAACGACCGCCGCCTTATTTCAACAGGCAGCTATGAAGTCAAAGGATATGCGGGTCTCGTTTATGCGGTTTCGAATAACGTCCCCTCGGATACGAGTGCGAACATCGGCTCTCGCCTTTGCTTGAAGAGCGACACGCTCGCGTCCTACTGCGGAAAGCAATTCATCGAACTATGGGCTGACTTCTATTTAATCAGACGCGATGAAGAGTAATGAAACATTCACGGATATTGAAAAGACGTGTGACCGCATTATAGCCAACATAGACAAATTATTAACCATCTTAAAACAGAAATAAAATGAATAAAGTTATCAGACCTCAGAACCGCGAAGAATGGTTGAAATACCGTGAAAGCGGAATCGGTTCATCAGAAGTAGCCACAATCGTAGGCTTGAACCCTTGGGAAACACCTTATCAGTTATGGAGACGCAAGCTTGGTCTTGATCCTGCGAAACCTGAAAACTTTGCGATGAAAGCGGGTCATTATCTTGAAGACGCAGTAGCGCAGTTTTGGAAAGACGAAACAGGCTGTGAAATCATCAAGCGTAGCGCGATTGATTGGCTTATAGTCAACACCGAAAAGCCTTATATGCGCGTAAGCCCTGACCGCACATATTGGTTGAACGGTCTTCCGCATAACGCGAAAAACAAGGGAATTCTTGAATGCAAGACTACCCAAATGAGCATAGACCCCGAAGACCTTCCTAAGCACTGGTTCTGTCAGGTTCAATACCAACTTGGGGTTGCTGAATTAACTGAGGGTTCTCTTGCTTGGCTCTGTTCAGGACGTGAGTTTGGTTACAAGAATCTGAGTTTCGTTCCTGACTTCTACGCATGGCTCTGTGAAGAGGTTGACCGATTTTGGATTGACAACATTCAGGGGCAAAAAGAACCCGCAGCCGCCTCTGTTCAGGACGTTCTGCTTAAATACAACAGACACACGGACGGAAAGGTTATTGAAGTAAGCGATGAAATCTTTGAAGCCTATAACAGCCTGAAAGAGATAAAAAAAGAACTCGCAGCCATTGACGAAAAGAAGTCAGCCCTTGAAGAGAAAATAAAGCTCGGTTTTGGAGACGCAGAGGCTATCAGTTACGGCGGTCAGACCATCGCTACGTGGAAAGCCCCGAAACCGTCTCAAAAGTTTGACGATAAAGCATTCAAAGCTGAGCACCCCGATTTGTATTCAGATTTTACAAAAGAGGTTCAAGGTGCACGCCGTTTCCTCCTGAAATAACAACGAAAAAAGAAAGGTCAGGTTTTGTATGTATATAATATCAAACAAGCAAATGGAAGACGCAATCAAGTTCATTGAAGCGTATCGCAAAAGCGTTGACGTGAACTCCTGTGACACACGGACGTTTAACTCAGTCAGACTTGCGGGTATTCTGTTGAAGAAACTGAGAGCGAAACAGCCGCTTTCAGAAGACCTTTCAGGGGAACTTAAAAATCTTCGTTTAAAATAAAAGTGATTACTATATAATCATATTAACTTTACAACCGCTTTATAGCCGTTTTATAACCGAAAACAAAATGAACCTGAATATATCAACTCCGTGTATGGGTAGAACAGCCGAAAGGCTCTCTGACGCTTGCTGTTTTGCGTGGTTAGCCCTTAGCACGGAGTTATTTTTGAATAATATGATAACACTTAGAGAAAATCAAAGTGAACCCATACAAAAGGCTATTGACTTCTTCAACGAGAAAAAACCTAAACCGTCTCTGATTGTTCTCCCGACAGCCTGGGGGAAGTCAATCCTGACGGCTTTTGTTGCCAAGAACAGCAACGACAAAATGATTGTTCTTCAACCCTCAAAAGAGCTGTTGGAACAGAATTATCTGAAATACTGCACGCTGTGTGACGGCTTCGGAACGAATGCAGGTATTTACAGCGCAAGTTTCGGGCGAAAGGACATCGCACAGATAACTTACGCCACAATCGGTTCAATCAAGTCTCTCGGGGCTAAATTCAAGTCTCTCGGCTTTACCAAAATGTTGATTGACGAGGCACACCTTTATCCCCGTGAAGCTGACAGTATGCTCGGACGTTTTCTTCAAGAAAGCGGTATCACTCACGTCCTCGGTATCACGGCAACACCTGTAAAACTTCAAACGAACAGAGACATGGACGGCAGCACGTTTTCAAAGCTCGTCATGCTCACGTCAAGAAGTAAGAAAGGGAACTTCTTTAAAGACATCATTCACGTTGGTCAGGTTTCTGAAATGGTTCGCCTCGGCTTTTGGTCTCCGCTTCTTTATGAGGTTGAGGACTTCGACAAAAGTCAGCTTGTTTTCAACAGCAGCAAATCTGAATACACGGAAGACAGCGTTCAAAGAGCCTATGAAGCGAACGGAGGCACAGAACAGGTTATTCAGGTTCTTGACAAACACCCTGAACGAAGACACGTTCTCGCGTTTGTTCCGTCAGTTCAGGACGCTATCAGCCTCTCAAAGCGTTATCCCGAATCTGCCGTTATCTACGGGGAAATGGATAAGGATGAAAGAAGTGACATCATCAAGCGTTTCAGAGAGGGCAAAATACGCGTTATTTTCAACGTCAGGGTGCTTTCGACAGGCTTTGACTATACAGGTATTGACATGATTGTTTTAGGCGTTTCTACGGCTTCTATCGCCCTGTATTATCAGATTATCGGACGCGCCACACGTATTGACCCGAATAAGGTTAACGCTTTAATCGTTGACCTCGGAGGAAACGTTGAGCGATTCGGAAAGGTTGAAGACCTGACTTTCGAGAAAGGGCGTTTATGGCGGCTCTTCGGTTCAGGGGGAAGACTTCTTTCAGGCATACCGATTTCAGACATCGGAAGCTATACGCGTGAAGACACGGAGGTTATAGACCGACAGGCTGCTCAGCCTATTGAAGTCATGCCCTTTGGGAAGTACAAAGGGGAACGGCTGAGGGACATCCCACTGAATTACCGACAATGGATGATACGTTCTTTTGATTGGAATCAGAAGAATGAAAAGCTAAGGAAATCAATTATGGCAACCTTATAAAAACAAGGGCTATGGCAAGACTAAAAAAACAAACAGTTGATTATTTCCCGCACGTCTGCAAATGCGGGCGAACGATATTCATTCTTGAAAGTAGATTTGGAAATGACGGTTATGCGTTTTGGTTCAAACTCCTTGAAATTCTCGGGGAAAGTGACGGGCATTTCTATGACTGTTCAAACGCGTCCAATTGGGCTTTTCTGCTCGCCAAAACTCACACAGATGAAGAGCGGGCGAACGATATTGTAAACGTCTTGATAGACCTCGGAAAGATTGACGCTGAACTATGGGCTGCACGCCGTATCATTTGGATTGAAAACTTTGTCAGAAACCTTTCTGAACTTTACAGAAGAAGAGTTGAAGACCTTCCGAAGAAACCTGCATTCATAGATGAAAACCAACACGAAACAAATGTTTCTGACGGCAGAAACTTAAAACAAAAAGAGTTATTGACGGCAGAAACCGACAAAGTAAAGGAGAGTAAAGTAAAGGAAAGAAAAGAAAAGAAATACCCTTATCAGGGTATATGCGACCTTTGGAATTCAACTTGTGTTTCTCTGCCTAAGGTTATGAAGCTTACAGAAAGGCGAAAACAGAAAATAGAGTGTCGTCTTGACGAGTTCGGCGTTCAACCTGAACAATGGCTCGAAACGGCTGAAAACCTCTTCAAGCGAGTTCAGGCTTCTGACTTTCTCACGGGCAGATCTGCGAACAAGCAGAATTGGGCTGCGTCTTTCGATTGGTTCTTTGAGAACTATTCAAACTGGGTTAAGGTCTCAGAGGGTAACTACGATAACAAAGGCGTAAGAAGCCCACAGAGCGGCTCAAATTCTTCAATCGGTCTGTTGGGCGTTGGAGAGTTCTTAGACGGCACAGGGCGGCGCACATACGGCTCAGGGCGCGCAACAATCCCACAAGACGCTCCTCCGAGACCGTCTGAACGACATCAATGGAGTGCAGAATCGCAAACATGGATAATCTTATGAAACAGGAATCATTATCAGAAAAGGCGAAAACAGCTAACGGAAGAAGTCAGGCTTGCGACAAATGCCCTTTTAAGCCGTGTTCAATAAACCTCATGCAGGTTTGTTCACGGGCTTTTGTTGAGGGCTACAAAAAAGGATATAAACAACGTTCAAAGGAGGTCAAAAATGAAAAGATATGAAGACTACGGCATTCAGATTCCGTATGGAAAGCGGGGCGGGAACGTGAAGACGTTCTGCCCTCAATGCCATGCTACACGTCATAACAAGACAGACAAAAGTCTTTCTGTGAACCTCGAAGATGGAATTTGGCATTGTCATTATTGCGGCTGGAGCGGCACTCTCGCAGAAAGTGAATTTGACGACAGCCCTGAGGGAAAACGCAAATGGATGGAACAGCAGTCATGGTTTAGACCTGCCCCCATACGCCGCGAGAAGCCCGTGTATAAAAAGCCTGAACCGAAGAACGCTCACGGAATTTCTGAAAAAGCCCTCGCGTGGTTCAACAGCAGAGGCATTTCAGCTGAAACGCTCATTTCCTTGAAAGTGACAGAGGGGCAAGAGTGGATGCCTCAGAAGCAGGGGCAGGCGAATACCATCCAGTTCAACTACTACCTGAACGGCGAACTTGTGAACACCAAGTTCCGAACGGGCGACAAATGCTTCAAGCTGTGTTCAGGGGCTGAACTTCTTCCTTATAACCTTGACGCGATTAAGGGAAAACCTGAATGTATCATTACCGAGGGGGAAATGGACGCTCTGTCTTTTGTTGAATGCGGGCGCACAGACGTTGTGAGTGTTCCGAACGGGGCTAACTCAAACCTGTCATACCTTGACAATTATATCGAAGAATACTTTGAAGACAAAGAAACGATATTCATCGCTGCTGATACCGATACGAAAGGCGTTGTTCTGAGGGATGAGCTTATCAGACGTTTCGGGGCTGAGCGTTGCAGGGTTCTTGAATACGGAAACGGCTGTAAGGACGCGAATGAACACTTGATGAAGTACGGAAAAGAAAGCCTGTTGAAATGCCTCGCTGACGCGCCTGAAATCAAGTTGGAGGGCGTGTTCACGGTCTCAGACTTTGAACAGTCACTTGATGCACTCTTTGAACACGGAATGCAGAAAGGGGTAACCATCGGACATGACACGTTTGACAGGCTCTGCAGCTTTGAAACAAAACGCCTCTGCGTGGTAACGGGTATTCCAGGCTCGGGAAAGTCAGAGTTCATAGACGAAATCGCGGAAAGACTGAACATTCGCTACGGGTGGCGTTTCGCTTATTTCAGCCCTGAGAACGCCCCGCTCGCTTATCACGCTTCAAAGCTGATAGAAAAGTTCACGGGGAAGAAGTTCAGCAAAGAAACTCTGTCTTTTGGAGAATACAAACAGGTCAAAAGACACCTCGAAGACAACATTTATTTCATAAGCCCGAAAGACGATTTCAGGCTTGAAACAATTCTTGAAAGGGCTAAGTTCCTTGTCAGAAGAAAAGGCATCAAAGCACTTGTAATCGACCCATACAACAGGCTTGAAGACGAATCAGAGGGTCAGAACGAAACAAAGTATATCAGTAAGCAGCTTGACAGGCTGACAAACTTCGCACAGCAGAATGACGTTCTTGTTATCCTGATGGCGCACCCAACGAAACTCCCCCGAAACAAAGACGGGGTAACAGAAGCCCCGACCCTGTATGATATTTCAGGCTCGGCGAACTTCTACAACAAAACAGATTTCGGAATAGTGGTTCACAGAAACCGACTTGAAAACACGGTTGAAGTCATTGTTCAGAAAGTTAAATTCAGACACCTCGGAGAGTGCGGAACGGCTCTCTTTAAATATAACCTGAATAACGGGCGATATGTTCCTTATACGAATAACATTGAGCCTAATTGGGACAATAGCAATCATTTAATTGAAGAACAGAAAAGACGTGAGCAGGAAGCCATTGAAGCGGCTCAGTTCCCTTGGGACGATTTACCTGAGGGAGAAGATGAATGCCCGTTCTGATTTTGAATAACCTAAAATGGAAAGTTCTCATGAATAAAGAATACGCTCTTAAACGGCTCAAAGACGCGGGGTACAAAATAACACACCTCGGAAAGAATATAAGGGCAGAAAAGACCTCTAAAACAGGCGACAAAGAGAATCACGTTGGACGCGTGTTCAACGTCTTCAAACAAGTATTTGGTTATTAAAAAAAACGATATTATGAACAGAGAAATCAACATTGAAGAAGTAAGAAGTTTCGTTATAGCAGCGAACAAGCAATTTGAACAGGGAGGCATCTTCCTTGAAAGAATCAAGTTCAACCGCGATGAAAAGACAGGGGCGTTGCTCGGTCTCTCGCTGAACTATGAAGACAGAACGGGGAACAGCGAAAAGGAGGGCTGACGTATGGACTATTCAGAAGAGTTCTTAGCAGAATTAGCCAAAAGCGTCATCGAACTGCAAACTTTCAGAGTTGAACCCTGTGACCGAGAACCTGTTGAACGTGACCCGCTGCCTCCATACAAGGAACGGCTACACCCTCGGACAGATTGGAAAAGAAAACCTTATTGGCTCAGAACCAGAAGCAACCCGAAAAGACGCGGCTGAACCCTGAACGCTAATGAAGTGAACGAATTACAAAATCAGATATAAACCCATAACAAAAAACAGAAACATTATGGCAAATTATTCAATCAAGACTGACCTCCTGAAATTGAAGGGGGCTTTTGTGACAAACCTGAAAGGAAAGACAGCAACAAAACGCTGTCTGATTATCCCTGTTGACGAAGCAAACTTGTACGTTGGCGAAAAGGGAGTCTATCTCAACATGACGGCTATTGAAATGCGAGAGCCGAAGTACTCAGAAACTCACTGCGTGAAACAATCTCTCGACAGAGAACGCTACGATGCAATGACAGATGAAGAGAGAAACGCACAGCCTATCTTGGGCGGCATGAAGCAGCTTGAACGTAAGGCAACCGAAATGAACGTCACGGGTATGGTTGACGGGGCAAGCATGATAAACAATGACGACCTCCCGTTCTGACCAAGAAACGCCTGTTGAACTGCCAAGAGACCTGTTCAGCCCTGTCTGCTGCTGGTCATGCAAGTACTGCATTCTTGACATCAGCCACGGGAAGCATTACTTCTGTCAGGCGAACCACAAAGAGCTGAAACAGAATCCACATACCCCTATGCTATGCAAACAATACATTCAGGGCTGACGGGTTGAGGAAACACACAAAGAAACAGAGGCGGGCGGCTCATACTTCCCGTCTCTGTTCAGTCCAAGTAACATCGGCTTTAAATAAGCCCCAATTTAGAGTTTTGATATGAATTTAGATAAATTGCCCGCAAAGAAGACGAAAAGGGCACAGAAGAAAGAAAAAGCCCCTCTGCGTGACGTTTTCACGGTCATTTGTAAGACTGACCTCAAAGCAGAGTGCATAAAGGAGTTCAAGTTTCATCCCGTCAGGAAATGGCGTTTTGACTACGCGTTGCCTGACCACAAAATTGCCCTTGAAGTTGAGGGCGGAGTGTGGACGGGCGGGCGGCACACGTCCCCGAAAGGCTTCCTCGGAGATATGGAGAAATATAACACAGCGACACTTATGGGGTGGCGTGTATTGAGAACAACGCCTGACGAGCTTCTGAAACGGAAAACCCTTGAAATGATTAAAACGGCTATTTCAGGCGATTTTACCCCTTAAAAGCCCCCTTTTTGCCCCAAATGTGATTATATTATAATCATTTTGGCTACATTTGTACTGAATTTTAATCCCTGTAATTATGAAGTTGAATGAATATCAGGAAGAGGCTCTGAAAACAGCCTTTTACCCCAAAGAATTTAGAGTTATTTATCCCGCTCTCGGTATCAGCGGAGAGGCGGGCGAGTGTGCCGACAAAGTGAAGAAAGTTCTTCGCGATACAGCGGTCATGAAAGACAGCTTTGGGTGCATCATTTTGCCCGATGATAAGAAGACAGAACTCGCGAAAGAGATTGGCGATGTGCTGTGGTATTGTGCCGTTCTGTCTCACGACCTTGGGCTGACCCTTGAAGAGGTTGGAGAAATGAACATTCAGAAGCTCGCTTCACGTCAGGCGCGTAACAAGCTCGGCGGCAGCGGCGATAACAGATAACAGAAGAGATATGAAGACAGAGACAGTAAAACTTTCGCAAATTCAAGTGAATGAGGCGAACCCAAGAACGATTTCAAAGGAGAAGTTCTCCAAGCTAATTAACTCCATCCTCGTTCTGCCGAAAATGCTTGAAATCAGACCTATAGTCGTTGACAACACGATGACAGCCCTCGGCGGTAATATGCGCCTAAGGGCTTTGACTGCCATTCAGGACATGAATGAGAATGAAATTGCCGACAGCCTGAATTCCTGTCGTGACTTTCAAAAGAAAACAGAGGCTGAACGGGAAGCCCTTATCAATCATTGGAACGTATGGAAAGACAGCCCGACAGCCCCTGTAATCAAGGCTTCTGACCTCACAGATGAAGAGCAGCGCGAGTTCATCATCAAAGACAACGTAGGTTACGGAGAATGGGATATGGACGCTCTCGCCAATGAATGGGACACCGATGAACTCGTTGATTGGGGCTTAGACCTGTGGGAGAATAACTCTGAAAGTTCAGGTTCAGGCTCAGGCTCTCTCCCGAGCAGCCCCGCTGAAAGCAGCCTGTTTGACCGCTTTGTCGTTCCCCCGTTTTCAATTCTTGACACCCGTAAGGGATATTGGCAAGACAGAAAGAAAAAGTGGTATGACATCATCGGGGATATGGGCGAAAGCCGTAACGACACGCTTGTAACATCGCTTGAAATCAAGTACAAAGACCTGTATCAGAGAACCCGCGAACACAGAAAGGAACTCGGTATATCTTTCAAAGAATACATCGAAAAGTACGTCCCGAAAGAAGACCTCGAACGGGAACAGAGTAAAATCGTTGCTCAGGGCGTTTCAATTCTTGACCCTGTTATGGCGGAAATCGTCTGCCGTTGGTTCGGTCTGAAAGACGGGCGCGCGTTTGACTGCTTTGCAGGAGATAGTGTTTTCGGCTTTGTCTCTGCATACCTCGGCTATGAGTTCACAGGCGTTGAACTGAGAGAAAAGCAAGCCGCCCTGAACAACGAGCGCGTGGCTGACATGAACGCCCGCTATATCTGCGATGATGGTCAGAATATAGGCAAGCACGTTCAGCCTGAGAGCCAAGACCTGTTGTTTAGCTGCCCGCCGTACTTTGACCTTGAAGTTTATTCAGACCTCCCAAATGATGCAAGCAATCAGGGAACGTATGAAGACTTCATTCAGATTTTAAAGAACGCTTTCACGTCTGCGGTCGGCTGTCTGAAAGAGAACCGTTTCGCTGCCATCTGTGTGGGTGATGTCCGCGACAAAAAGACTGGGTTCTATTATGACTTCTGCGGGGACATCAAAAAGATTTTCAAGGAGGCGGGAATGTTGCTCTATAACGAAATCATCCTTGTGGAGCAAACAGCGTCAACCGCGTTGAGAGCTGCCCGATATATGGAAAACAGAAAGGTGGAGAAGACGCATCAGCACCTGTTGGTATTCTTTAAGGGCGACCCAAGAAAAATCAAGGCTGAGTTCCCGAAGATTGAGTACACGGAAGACGACATGAAGTTATTTGACGCTTCTGAGGATTGCGAAGAAAGTGAAACATCAAACAACGAATGACCATGCAAGCGAAAATTTGGAATCATAGTCAATGGGTCTCGGAAACAAATCCTGAGACCCTGAGAAAGTTCTACGGAGAAGCGTTGAAACAGGCTGGATTTAATGTTCTGTCCTGTTCTGACCATCATTTCGAGCCTCAGGGTTATACGGCATTGTGGCTTCTTTCAGAAAGCCATTTCGCGGTTCATACGTTCCCTGAGTTCGGGCGGTCGTACATTGAACTTTCTTCCTGCAACCTCGAATATTTCAACAAATTTCTAAACATCATTAAAGACTTATGAGCAAGGCACAGGAAAAGAAAAGAAATCAAGTAAAACTCGCACGCCTTGAAATAGTTTCAGGGCTGTTCAAACGGGGGTATTCAAGACGCAAAATCCAATCTGAGGTAATGAAGCGTCTTGACCTCCCGACCTATTCACTCCAAACCGTTCAAAGGGACATTCAGACGCTTTTGGAAGAATGGCGTGAAAGCCGTCTTGAAGACACGGACGAACTCGTTACGCTTGAACTCGCCCGTATTGATGAAACCTGTCAGGAGCTTTGGGAACAATGGGAAAAATCAAAAGAGAATTTCACGAAGCAAACGCGCAAGCAAAAAGGCTCTCCATCCCGTGACGCTCAGACGGGGCAAACATCTATCAGGACGTATCAGACGGAAAGAACAGAAACGGACGTTCAGGGTCTCGGAGACCCCGCCTATATTACAGAAATCAGGCGGCAGCTTGAAGAACGGCGTAAACTTCTCGGATTGTACGCGCCTGAAAAGACAGAAGTTAGTGGCGGACTATCTTTCGCCTCTCTCTTGGTTGAGAGCGGTATGTTAGACGAAGCAGAACAGACCCTTGAAGCGGAATAAGTGATTTGCGCCCGAATGCGGGCTTAAAATGTTTTCATCGTATAAAGTAACCAATCAAAAACGAAGCCCCGACATACGGGGAAAACGCAAAAAATAACTCAGAATGAAGAAACAGGATAAAAAACGGCTACGGGAAAAGGGTCTCGCTTTGATGAACGAATGGAGGGCTGATTGGTGTCGGTTCGCCAAGGAAGCTCTCGGCGTTACGCTTGACCCTGAACAGCAAGAAATCCTCCGCTCGGTTCAGTACAACAGAAGAACGTCTGTTGCATCAGGAACGGCACGCGGCAAGGATTTTGTGTCCGCTTGCGCCGCTGTCTGTTTCCTGTATCTGACCCCACGTTGGCGGCGCAATGAGTTCGGGAAAATTGAACTTGTTGAGAACACGAAAGTAGCCCTGACAGCCCCAACAGACCGACAAGTAAAGAATATCATGATGCCTGAAATCTCACGTCTGTTCAACAGGGCAAAATCTCGTGGCGTTGAGCTTATCGGGCAGCTCTCGGCTTATGACATCAGAACTAACGATAAAGAATGGTTTCTGACAGGTTTCAAGGCTGACGAGCATAACCATGAAGCATGGTCAGGTTTTCATGCTGTTCATACCATGTTCGTTGTGACAGAGGCAACAGGTATCGGCGATGATACATTTTCCGCTATTGAGGGTAACCTACAAGGAGACAGCCGTATTCTTGTGGTCTTCAACCCAAACAAGACAGTTGGTTACGCCGCCCGTTCTCAGCGCGAAGAACGTTGGGCGCGGTTCAGGCTTTCTTCCCTGACAGCCCCGAACATCGTCCACAGAAAGATAGTCATTTCGGGACAGGTTGACTTTGAGTGGCTTCAAGACAAATTGGAAACGTGGTGTACGAAGATTACGCCCGCTGAGGTCTGTTCAGAACTTGACGACTTCGAGTTTGACGGTCAGTGGTATCGTCCCGAAGACCTGTTCAGAAAAAAGGTTCTCGGCAAGTTTCCGAAGGTTTCAGACGACATTCTGATACCACCTCAGTGGCTTGAAGAGGCGCACAAGCGTTGGGAAAAAGCAAACGGACGTGAACCTCTATCAGCGGCTATCAATATCCTCGGCGTTGACGTTGCGGGTATGGGACGCGACAGCACTTGTTTCTGTCACAGGCGCGATAATTGGGTTGCTCCTTTCAAGTCTCAAAACTCAGGCGGTCAGGCTGACCACATGAAAGTGGCGGGGCAGATCTCCTCCGAGCGTCAAAGGTCTATGAACCTATTTGTCAGCATTGACACAATCGGCGAGGGCGCGGGCGTGTTCAGCCGCGTCTGCGAGCTTGAAGCGTCTGAAAGCCGATACATCATCAGCTGCAAGTTTTCTGAGGGTGCAAAAGGTCACAACGGGCGAGAACTCAGAGACCTGACAGGTCAGTATCAGTTCGTCAACATGAGGGCGTGGCTGTTTTGGGCTGTTCGTGATTGGTTGAACCCGAAGAACAACACAGGAGCTATGCTGCCTCCTGACACATCGTTCGATGAAGAGGCTCAGGAAATACGCTGGTTTTTCCGTTCTGACGGGCGTATTCAGATTGAACCGAAAGAAGACATCAAGGCGCGCCTCGGACGCTCTCCCGACAAATTTGATGCGCTCGCGAATACGTTCTACCCCGTGAGAATGACGCAGGGCATTGATATAAACCGCTTGAAAAAGGTGGTACGCCGATAATCAGATTATAAACAATTAAAAATGAATCATTATGACGATTGAAGAAATTCTAAATTCAGGGTTGACGGCGGGAGAAAAAATCGCCGTTTTGAGTGAAAAGACGCTTAACGTCCCTGCATGGCTTGGGCGCAATGGTTTGGAACAGGAGTACAACCCAAAGAAACACCCTGTCATGAGCAAGTCGAAATATCCTGACGTTGTGACCGATGAAGGAGTTGTGCCTGTAACGCGCATTGCCCTGTCCTTTCAACGTCTCGCGGCTAAGAGAATGACAGAGCTTGTAACAGGCATTCCCATTAAGCGCGTCTATAAGCCGAAGAACGATAAACAGAAAGAGGTTGCAGCGTTCCTCGAAAGTATTTATGACAGAACCCGCATTGATAGCGTGAACGTTGACCGATTTAAGCGTCTTTACGCCTGTTGTGAAATCATGACGCTGTGGTACGCTGTTGAACAGCCCAACAACCTGTATAATGGCGTGAAATCTCAACTGAAACTCCGCTGCCGCACATATTGCCCCATGAACGGCGATGAGCTTTATCCCCTCTTTGATGAATACGGGGACATGATAGCAATGTCGATAGGTTACACTCGCAAGGTCGGCAAGAAGTCTGTGAAGTTCTTTGACTGCTACTCATCTTCAAAACACGTCAAGTGGTCAAATGATACAGGCGAATGGGCTGAGGTTGAGAATGAAGATATTACCCTCGCGAAGATTCCCGCCATTTATTCATACCGTGAAGAACCGATTTGGGAAGACACGTCTAACATGGTTTACGAAATGGAATGGTCTCTGAGCCGCAACGGAAATTATCTCCGTGAGAACTCAAAGCCCCTGTTTGCGGTCTTCGCCGATGAACAGATTAGCTACGGCGATGAAAAGTCAGGCGATAAAGAGTTCAAGAGCGTTCTTCAATACCCGAAAGGCTCAACAGCTGGCTATATAACGTGGCAGCAGTCTATTGAGAGCCTGAAATATCAGACCTCAGAACTGCGAAACCTGTATTTCACTACGCTGCAGCTCCCTGATTGGTCATACGAAAAAATGTCGCAGGTTGCTCTTTCAGGCGAAAGCCGCAAGCAGCTCTTCATTGATTCGCAGCTGAAAGTCAAGGACGAGAAAGGGGCTTTGATTGAATTCCTCGGACGTGAAACAAACGTTCTGAAAGAGTTCGCAAAGGTCATTCTCGGGGAAAGCTATGCAGCCGACATTGAAGCCCTGAGCGTTGAACAGGTTATTACGCCATTCTCCATATCTGACGACAAGGATGAAACGAACAACCTCATAACAGCCAACGGAGGCAAGCCGCTTATGTCCCACCGCGAGAGTATTGAACTCTACGGCAAGTCTGACGATGTGGATAAGACGCTTGAAGAGATTCGGGCGGACGAGAAATTTGACGCTTTTTCCCTAACTGAATAATCTGAGAGAATATGGCGCAACAAAGAAAAAGCCCTGTCAGGAAAGGGGCGCAGCGTGAAGAAACAAAATATCATTGCTCAGACTGTGAACGGAGCTATGATTGGCACAGCAAGGCACTTGACGGGCATTTAATCTTGTGCCGTTGTCCTCTGAAACAGAAAGGCGGTCAGTTTTGCATATTCCTGAACGACAAAGCCTGTGAGAACTTTATTCGAAGAACCTCTGAACCTGATATACGCGAATGAGTATGGGACGGAAGAAAATGAACAAATACGACATTCAACACCTGAACAACCTGACGGAAATCCAACGTCAGGTTGAACGGGTTTTTGAAGCAGCCGCAAAGGAGGCAGCGCGCTTGGGGGTTAAAATAAACGAAATAAACCCCGACAGGCTGTTTTCTTTTGACGACTATCCAATTACACGCAAAGAGATAGAAAACATCTTAGGCGGGCTTAAAAACAGCCTAACGACTGTTATAGCAAACGGGGTCAGGTCTGCATGGACGTTATCGAACAATAAGAATGACGAACTCGCCCGTCAGGTCTTCGGGGATAATGTCGGAAAACTCTCTCAGGAACAATACAGACGCTATTTCAGCACAAACGGAAAAGCCCTTGAAGCGTTTCTGTCGCGAAAGGAAAGCGGGCTGAACCTTTCTGACAGGGTTTGGCGTTATACTAACGTGTTCAAGCGTGAGATAGAACTTGGTCTTGATGTCGGTATCAGAAACGGGCTGTCCGCACCTGAAATGGCGAAAGAACTGAAACAATGGCTTCGCTATCCTGATATGAGGTTCAGACGAATTAGAGATGAACACGGAGATTTATACCTGTCAACTAACGCGGCGCAGTTCCACCCTGGGCGTGGGGTTTATCGTTCAAGTTACATGAATGCCCGCCGCCTCGCTGCGACAGAAACAAACATCGCATACAGAACAGCCGACCACCTGAGATGGCAAGATTTTGATTTCGTTGTCGGCGTGAGGGTTGTTCTGAGCAATAACCACACCTGTCTCGGATCTGACGGGAAGCCGCACAAGTTTACGGATATTTGCGATGAACTGAGTGCGCCACTCGGAAGTCAGGCTGTCAAGGGGCGCGGCTGTTATCCAAAGGACTTCAAATTCACGGGGTGGCATCCACACTGCCGCTGCCACGCTGAATCAATCCTGAAAACAGAGGATGAAATGGCGGATGACAATGCAAGAATGTTGCGAGGGGAAGAACCAGTTTCAGGCTCTAAGAATGAAGTGAGGGACGTTCCGAAAGAGTTTACCGATTGGGCTGAGAAAAACGCTGAAAGGGCGGGAAATTCATTCTCTGTCCCCTATTTCGTGAAAGATAACTTGAAGTACTTCCCAAAAGGATATGAAAACCTGTACGGGGCGAAAATGCCTTATCAGAACGCACAGCAATATTCTGAGGCTATGAAGTTCAACAAAAAGAAAGCGAATTTCTCTGACGCGATAAAACAGAATAACGCTGAACTTTCTAAGGCTCTGCCTGTTGTTCAAGGCAAGATAATGAATTTCTCCGAGGCTGACGGGACACGACCGAACCCCCTGTTTCATTCGCCTAACGCACGGGCAAACGGATATTACCATAACTGTCAGACCTGTACCGTTGGATATGAACTCAGAAGACGCGGCTTCCCTGTTGAAGCCCTACCGAACAAAGGGAATGAATTTTATGACGTTTGGTGCGTTAAGAACAATTTCAATTGGCGCGACAGGTTTTTGAACGCTGACGGGACACGCCCGAAGCCTGAAAGTTCATTGGGGCTTGGAATCAAAAATACGATTGAAGAGAAAAACAAGTTTATCGAAAGCGTTACAACACAGGAGGGAAGATATGAGATTTTTTGCGCCTGGAATAAGACATCTTCACACGTCTTCTGCTTGGAACGTCAGAAAGACGGAAGTCTGCTGTGGTATGACCCTCAGTCGGGGATCTGCGGAAACGCGAACCACCCGACATTCAGAAACTATCTGAAACGTATGCAGAGCTACAAAATAAGCGTTCTGCGAATTGACGACAAAATTATCAACGTCAAGTTCGCAGAACGCATCAAAAGAGCATCAGAGTAAGTCAAGTGCTTCAAGACCGCTCACAACTGAGATTTCATCCCCTTTCAACAGGAACACGGTTGGCAGTCCTGTCGGGAGGGGATTTTCCTCTTCATCAACACAGCCAACAGAAAAAACCTGAAAGCCGTTTTTCACGCCGATGAACTCAATAGCATTGAAACCCTGTTCTTCGGCTTTGTCTTTAATGATTTTCGGTATCTTCATAACGTTTCGAAATTAGTTATTTCTTCGGAATTTTAAGCAGAAACGCTTTACTTTTCTTCTTGGTGTAAGTCTTCATTACTTTCTCGTTTCGCCTTTACAGGGGCGTTTCTGCGCTTTGGCGCGAATCTCCTGCTTCTTTATCTCACACAAAGCCCCTGAATACGTGTTCCCGTCTGAAACTTTCAGGTTGTACAGGTGTTGACAGCAGCAACCTACCTGTTCAGGCGTGAAATGGTCATATATCGCAGCAAGGGAACTGAAAAAGAACTCTGTCTGTTCATCGCCCTGTAAAGGCGGCTGAAAGAACTTTACCTGATAGAATGGCGTTCCGTCTCTCATTCCTGACCTCCTTTCTCCGAGCCGCTGTCCTTTCTGTTGATGAACGCCGCGCCCTTTGTCTGTATGTTCCAATCCGCCACACGCTCTGACAGGCTTTCAACCTTGCCGAGCTGAGCGGCTAAACCTGAACACGCAATTTGCTCTGCCTCTTTTCTGTCTCTCGCCTTGACTGTGACAAATCCCGAGAAAACGAGCTTAACTCTGATTTTAAAATTCTTCTTTTCCATGATTTTGAAGTTTTGCCGCCTGAAACCTCAGGCGAAATTACAATAACGTTAGTTATATTCTTTTCTTTACTCTACTCTCCTTTACTTTACTTTGTCTGTTTTTGACGTAAGAAATAAGCTATAAACAACATTTCTTGCGGCAGAAATAGTCATATAAGCGAGTTTCTTACATCAAAAACCTATGTTTTTTCTAAAAACCGTCTATAATTGCCACCCTGTGCCCCGCTCTTATGATTTTAGGCAGAATCACGTCAAGGCTATAGACAAGAAACTTACAGAAGAAACCACCGCCGTCTTCCGTGTACAGGGGCAAATCTGAAATCTCTGAAACGGCTGCAGCGTCTTCTTCAACAACCGTATAAAAATCTCCTGTCCTCAATAAAACAACCGCGTCATGGTGTTTTTGCTTTGTTTCTGCGGCTGTTTGTTTCAATTTGGTGTAATTCATCATTTGGAAGTTTTAAGCCCGACACGGGGCTTTTGTGGCTCTATGTCGGGCGGGTTGAACAAAAAGTTATGCGTTCAGTTTAACGCGGTTCAAAAGGTTGCCTGAAATCTCGTGAAGCTCGCGGCTGCGTTCAGGTGTCAACTCACGTGCGTGAGCCGTAATAGCCTGTGTCAGCTTCCATAAAGTTGCTGCGCCCTCAACGCCGTCCTCGGGGTCATTCTTCATGAGGATTTTTTCAACCTCCTTGCCCTCCTGTTTCAGGAGCTGACCGTTCTTCGTGAGCTTCTGAATTTCCTTTTCGGGGTCAACCTCAATTTCAGATGCGCCCTGAATTTCATACGCCTTACGTTCAAGTGTTTCGCGGCTGAACAGCCCCTTTGTCAGGTCTCTGACGGCAGATACGGTGGTCTGCGTATCGAGTTCATAGGTCTTGTTTGAAAGTTGAAGATTATCGGGGAGGCGTGAACCCAAGTGAACCTGCTTCATGACGCTTTCCCGAACCATACCATTCAGGCAAGCCCCGTTCAGGAGAAAGGCGCGCATATCAACAGCCCCGTCCCCGTAGTCAGAGGTTGAGAACCGCGCCCCTGCGAAGATTATTACGTTTCCGTTCTTCGCTGTCGGGATAACAAGCGGCTGCGGAAGAATTGTTTCAGCCCAAATCTTCGTGTCGTTCATATAGGCATCAGAGATTACAGCCCCCTGACCCGCTGCCTCCTGAACAAACGCTGTAAGAATTTCAACAGAGTTCAGGCGGCGATAACTGTCAGAAAGAACGCCCCTGACCTGTTGCCCAACGGCTCTTACGAGAACGCGGCTGCGCTGAGTCCATCCGCTGTGCTCGTTCAAAATCTGAGCGGCGAGCGTCATCGCCCAGGGTTCTCCGCCCGCGAGACCTCTCAGGTATCTCTGCGGAATGCCCATTCTGTCAGCGAGCTGCCCGATGGCGTTATCATGAAGTGAGAAACTTCCGTCAGGCATATTCATCATAAGCCCGCCCTCGCCGCTGAACGTTATCACGGGGCTGTGGTCTTGGGCTTTCAGGTTCACGCCTATCGGGGCGATATAGTCCTGAGCGATTTTACCCTCATTGATAAGGCGTTCCATTGTTGCCTGAACTCCAACGGCTTTGCCGTCTATCATTCTCTGAACTTTGTTCATTACTACTTGGTTTAAACCTGCTTGGAGGTCTGTTGTTGCTGTTGTCATAACTGTTAGAATTTAAAATTTATAATACGTTTTTGTTTGTCTTCTACGTTGGTTGATTGATTTATACAGATACGCATTGAGCGCGCTTCTGAGCGTCTGAGGGCGTTCTAAGACAATAGCCTGAACGCTGTCCCCCGAGCCGCTTCCCGCAGTCAATCCGTCAATAGCGTCTATCAGGTTCTTAACGTATGACTGAGCGGGCGTAAGTTTTTTTTGTCTTCCCATGTTCATATCGTTTTTAGTTCAATAAATACTCCTGTGCCTCGTTAAAGAGGGCGGTTTCTGTCAGGTCTTCGGCTGACGGCTCAAAGCCTGACAGAAAAGCCGCTTCGATTATGCTTTTGTCTATCATAAGGCGGGTTATTCTTTGCATATCCAAATCTCTGTTTCAGAGATTGAGAAAGAGCCGTAGAAAGTGATTTTGGCGTAACCCATGTTTATCATCTGAACGAAGAAGCTCGAAATGCTCTTATAGCTTTTGAGCGTTCTTCTGAACTGCTGTTCAATTTCGCTTTTGCGGGTTGAAGTGAAAATAACGCGGGGTTCTTCTCCCTGTTCCTGTGTCTTGATTTTGTAAACTGCTCTCATAGCCTTACCTCCTGATTATTTGTTATAGAATGAAACTTTCAGCCCTCTGCGCAACTTGCAGATACATTTGTCTTCCATGCAGTTGAAAGCGCGCTTCAACAGTTTGTTCAACATCTCAATGCCGATCAGTTCGATGATACCTGAAACGCCAACGAGCTTGTGAACCTTGTTACCCTGAGCGTCAACGCCTGAAACCTTGATTCGCCAGTTCTTATTGATAACTTTTGTTGAGTATGCGAGAGTTGCTGTTGCTTTCATTTTTCTTGTTGTTTTTTGATTACGCTGCAAAGATAAAGTAACTATTTCACTAATAACGAATGATTCGCGGAGAAAATAAACTAATCAGGTTACATTTAACACCTGTTAAGGATTCATACCCGATTTACCCTGTATAATACAATAACTGAAATAACAAAGCGTTTAAGAGAAAATTCGATGATTATATTGTAATCACTTAAAGAAATAATGCTACCTTTGCGCAGTAAACGTTTCAGTTAAATTTCTATTTCGTATGAAGCAACTTATTTTGAACGCGCTGAAAGCCAAATTCACGGGGGTCAGCGATGCAATTTTAGACAGGGTGGCAACAAAGCTTGCACAGACTGTAACAACGGCTGAACAGGTTCAAACCGCTGTTGACGGGGTGACGTTTCAGCAAGTATTAGAGAGTTACGGGGATAGCAGAGCAACACAGGCTCAGCAGACAGCCGTTCACAACTATGAGACGAAATACGGTCTCAAAGACGGCGTTAAGATTGACTCAGCGAGCGGCGGTCAGGGTGGTCAACAGAACCCTCCCTTGCAGCAACAGCAGCAACAACTCTCATTGGGCGGGGGTGCTCAGGATGCAACCACTCAACTTCTCCAGCAGCTTGTTGAACAGAACAAAAAGCTGAATGAAAGACTTGACACGATGGAGGCAGCGCGCACGACCGCAACACGCAGACAGCAAATTTCAACTCTGATTGAAAAACTGCCTGAGAACCTGAAAAAGGCTTATTCGCGAACGCCTGTTGACGGTCTCTCGGAAGAAGAGTTCAATTCTCTTATCGGCGAAATCACTACTGAGGTCGGCGAAATCACTTCTTCAATCCAACAGAAAGGGGCTGTTTTCGGAAAACCTGCCGCCACACACGGAGGTTCAAGTCAGGGAGCGGAATTGTCTAAAGAACAGGTTGAAGCAATCTCGCACAGAGAGGGCACAGCACAAGACGGACAACAGCCGTTCTAATTGTTAAACTCAAAAATCATTCATCATTATGGCAATGACTGTTTCAAGACGCAGGGAATCTCAGACTCCGCGCGTATTTATGCACAAAGTGGCAGACATCAGGGGCGGCGTTTCTGTAAACGTGAAAGAACTCGGTGGAGACTTTCTCCGCGAAGGTTCTGTTCTCAGTGAGCCAAAAGATGGCATTTGTCACGTTGTGAAGTTTGCTGTCCTGACGGAAGAAGCCAACGGAACGGCAACCACATTCAAGGTTGAGAAAGGTCACAACTTCAAGGTTGGAGACTTTGTGATGGCGAAAGAGGGCGCAAAGGCTTACCCTATTTCCAAAATCGCCGACACAGAAAAGACCTATGACACAATCACTATCAGTACAACTCTTGGAGAGGTTGTAAAAATGGGAAGTTTCATTATTGAAGCTAAAGCCGAATCAGCCTCAAACTCTTCTGCATTGAAGTTCGTTCCGCTGTCTCTTTCAGGCACAGGAAAACCTGTTGTTCAGGGACACAACTTCGACACGGACGCTTGGCTTATCGGTGTGACAAAGGGCAACCCGCTTCCTGAGTGTATCGCTAAACACTTGAAAGGTATAATCAACTATTAAAGAAAGACGTTATGGCAACAATCGTAAATACTATTATTGACGGGCTGAGCCAGCAGATGGTTCAGGCTCGTTTGAATTCGGCTGACGCCAAACCGTTCTTCTTCGGTACGCATTTCCCTGTGAAGAAAGTCAACGGCTTCGTATGGAAAACGCTGACCAATCAGATCGCAAAGAAGAACGTTGCAGCAGATCTGCACACTGATAACGGAACTATCCTGAGAAAACGCCGCCCCGTTTTTGAGAGCGCGAAGGGCGATATTCCGTTCATCAGTATTTCGCGTGAAATGACCCGCTCGGAAATCAAAGACTATCAAACCGCTCGCGCACTCGCTCAGGACGCTGACGCAATTGCCCTTGTTGACTATTGGGGAAATGACGTTGACTTCTGTTTTAACGGTGTTCAGAGTGAATTAGAATACATCGCCTGGAAGCTCGCTTCAAACGCGGGTGTTCTTCATTTCACAACGACCACAAACGCGACCTATGCAAATGAATTTGACCTTGACTACGATGTCGATGAAGATATGAAGCAGAAGACTTCTTCCGATTGGGGAAACGCTTCTTCTGCCGACATTATCGGAGACCTTGCTAAGGCTGTTGAATTCGCGAAGTCCAAGGGTCTGAACCCGAAGTTTGGTTTCATCAACCTGAAAGAACTGTACAAAATTTGTTCTTCTGAACAGATTATTAAAGCCTGTGCCTCTTATCTGAGCAACGCAACAGGTATGTCGCAGACCCCTGACTTGGCTCAGCTCAACACAATGTTGGCAAAGCAAGCGTGGTTGAACGGCATTGAGTTGCGTGTGGTTGACCAAACTATTACCCGCGAATTTACAGACGGAAGCACAATCAGCGGAAACCCGTTTGAGGACAGCCGACTGATTTTGTCTGAAACTCTCAAACTCGGAACTACGCAGTACGATATTCTCGCTGAAAATAACGATTCCATCATCCGCGCTGAACGTTCTCATACGGTCATTAAGAAGTACGGTACGTGTGAACCTCAGGGAGAAGTAACTATCGGTCAGGCTGACGCTGTTCCTGTCTTTGATACCGTGTACAGAAACGTCTATTTGAAAACTGACGGTTCAGGTTGGTAAAGTTAAAGGTTATGGCAAAGGTTTTTGAATTATTGAAGAGCGTGAACGCTTACCCGATACCACTCAGGGCTATCACGGAAGCAGCAGACAAACGCGGTCTGAACCTTGACAAAGAAGCGAACTCGGAGGACATTCAAGGTCGTGAATACAGACTTGTTAAAGCAGACCTGTTTATGTGGCTTTCCTTTGCCCCTGACGTGTCTCAGGGCGGGCAGTCATTCTCTTTTACGGATGAGCAGAGAAAGAGCCTGAGAAATCAAGCAAAAGCGATTTACGAAGAGCTTGAACCTGACGGCGACAACTCTCAAAAAAACATTTACGGATACAAAGGTTCACGGCTATGATTATTCAGAACGGCACAATCGAATTTAAGTCAAAGACAGGCGGCGGGATAGACCTTGAAACGGGTTATCCCTCTAAGCCGTCTTCTGTGAACTGGGGAGAGAAAATCCCGTGTAACATTCAGCATACGAAGATGAACCTTTTGGCACAGGCTATCGGTGGGGAGCATTTCAAGTCTCACAGCTATGAAATATACGTTGAAGAAGACACGGAAGTAACCTCAGAAGAAGTACGGCTGAAAGACATCAACGGGCATGATATCGGGGAGTTCTCTATCATTTCGAAACAGCCGCTTGAAGCCGTTGCAATGATAAAGATTTTGGTCTAACAGCGAATGCGCCCGAATGCGGGCTTTACTTTTTAAGTGTTTATAATGTAACCATGTTGAAAAGTAAACGCCACATAGAGGAAATTCGCAAATAATAACTCAGAAACTATGCCTATTAAACAGTTGACACCGATGTCGGAGATTGAGAATTATACAGAAGAACAGCTAAACCGCCTGAATGCCGTTCTTCTGAGAAATCTCGCCTATATCGGGGAAATGTGTTTGAACAGGGCGAGACAAACAGACAGTTATAAAGACCAAACGGGCAACCTGAGAAGTTCAATAGGTTACGTCATATCATTTGACGGGCGTATCGTCAAGGCTTCTGACTTCAAGGTTGTCAAGGAAGGGAGAGATGGCGCGAAAGACGGTCTTTCTTTTGCGAGAAGAATAGCCCGCAGCTATCCTCAGGGTTTGTGCCTTATTGTTGTGGCAGGAATGAAATACGCCGCTTATGTGTCCGCTAAAGGCTTTGACGTTCTTGATAGTTCAGAACTTCTTGCCGAAAGCCTCACAAACAGAATTTTAAAGCAGCTTGGATTCAGTTAAAATACAAAGCGTATGGCAAAGACATCAAAACAGGTTCAAGGGGACGTTTACCGCTTGTTGAAAGACAGTACTCTTTACACGCTTATTTCGGGAGAGGTGTACAGAAATGGATACAGACCCCGTGATAGCTGTAAAGAGGACGCTGTCGTTATTTTCACAACGGGATTACCTGACGAAATCCAAACGGGTGTTGTAACAGTAAATATCTTTGTCCCTGATATTGACCCGTACAACAATGGCGTTTGGGTTGAAGACGGCGCGCGCACCGAAGAACTTGAAAAACTCGCCGATGCTTGGGTGGAAAGCCTAACGGCTGAGGTCTCAAATTACAAGTTCAAACTTCAACAGACCATCTACACAGAAGAAGACAAAGACATACGTCAGCATTTTGTCGTGGTTAAGTTGAAATACAAGTATTTCGGAGACACGGACGCTCCATTAATTATTCCGCAAGCAGCTTTGATTGACGCTTATGACAGCAGAGAAAATGACGACTATACCCCTATTCTTTTGACAGAAGACGGTGGAACAGTTGAGGTTTTTCCCGCTATGGATAGACAGAATGTTTAATTTAAAAATCAACAACTATGGCAGTATTATCATGGGGAAAATGCACGATTGAACACGTAGTTTCAGAAAACGGTGCTCCCAAGGGAGGAGGTTCTGCATCTTGGAAGGCTCTCCCCACTCCAAAAGAGAATACAACCAAGATTACGCCTTCTGCTGGAACTCAGAAAACAGCAACAGAAGAGGGCGGCGGTCTTGTTGATATTCGGTATTCCAAGAATACTTATACCCTTGAATTTGACCTCTTCGTTAAGAAAGGGGAAGAACGCCCGTTTGAAGATGATGATGGTATCATTTCAGGAGAACACGCGTTCAGAATCACTCCTGAGGATGAAGGATGTGAGGGTTCACAAATTGACCGTTCTGTTCTTCGTTGTGATGAATCTTACACCACAGAAGAAGGAAAAATGTTGCACTATGTTGCTCAATGCTTGAAGCCTGCAACAGGTAAGACTGTTAAGCCTTATACCAAAAGCACTGGAATTGGAGGCTAACAATAAAAAACGGGGTTGAAACATTGGTTTTCCTCTGCGCAGCCTGAACGCTTTCCGCAGATCATAGCGGTTCGATTCCGCTCCCCGTCCCAATATTTCTTTAAAACGTTTTGTTATGACTGAAAACAATATAGAAACCAAGGTGTCGAACACAATTCTCGAAAACGGGATAACTGTTCAGGTCGGTCAGCAGACCTATGAGGTCGCCCCACCGTCAACTGCAACCATAATCCTCCTGTCAGAGACTGTTTCACGTCTTCCGCACACGGTTCTTAACCCTGAGAAAGTTGTGGAGGAATGTTTGTCAATCGGAAAGGAATGCCGCGTTTTAGGCGAAATAGCCGCCGTTCTCATTCTTGGCGCAAAGAACTGCGAGAAAAAGAAGAAACGCGTTCTTATCAAAGGGAAACGCTATCTATGGGGGCTTATCGACACACGCCGCTATGAATACGAGTACACTTACCCGAAAGAACAGCTTGCGAAAGAAATTCTGAATGAATGTAGCCCTAAACAACTGTTTGAGATTGTTTCAAACATCATGAAGGAATTGGAGTTGAGCGATTTTTTCGGTCTTACCACTTTCCTGACCGAAATAAATCTTCTGAGACAGACGAAAGTGGAGAATTAAACGATAGCATTTGGGCGATTATCGCGGGCGTTGCTAAGGCTTATAACCTAACGTTTGACTACGTTCTGAATATGAGCTACGCAAATCTGATAATGTACGGGGCGGTCATTCCGTCTTACAACAGGAATAAAGATAAGCCCGAGGAAAAGGGTCAAAAGGTAATCAGGGCTGACGACCCGAACAGCAGAGAGGAAGTAAGAAAGTTTTTTGAAACCTGTGATTAAAGACAACAGCAATGAATAATAACAGCGGAAGAATGAGTTATGGAGTTGCGCTTGACAACTCTCAGTTGCGCTCGGGGGCTGCGGAATCAAAACGCATTCTGTCTGACATCGGTAACACCGCTGTCAATGAGGGCAACAGAATTGATGATGCTTTCAAGAAAATCGGTCAGGCGGCAGCGGGTATGTTTGCCGCTGCTCAGATTAAAGACTTTATCAGTCAAGTGGCAACAGTAAGAGGCGAGTTTCAACAGCTTGAAATCGCCTTTAAAACTATGCTCGGCTCTAAGGAAAAGGCTGACGCTCTTATGGCGCAGCTTATCAAGACAGCCGCCACAACGCCGTTTCAAATGAGCGACATCGCAGCTTCCGCTAAGCAACTTCTTGCCTATGGTCTTGAAGCCGACAAAGTGAATGAAACCTTGATACGCCTCGGAGACATCGCGGCGGGTCTTTCTGTTCCTATCAATGACCTTGCTTACCTGTACGGAACGACAATGGTTCAGGGGCGTTTATATACGCAAGACCTGAATCAGTTCTTGGGACGTGGTATTCCTCTTATGGGAGAATTGGCTAAGCAGTTCGGAGTTGCTGAATCTGAGGTAAAAAAACTTGTTGAAGAGGGTAAGGTCGGCTTTCCTGAGGTTCAGAAGGCTATTGAGAACTTGACAAACGAGGGTAGTAAATTTGGCGGTCTTATGGCGGCTCAATCTCAAACTATCACAGGTCAAATTTCAAACCTTGAAGACCAAATCGAACAAATCTTCAATACAATCGGTCAGGCTAACGAGGGTGTTATTTCTGACGCTATCGGTCTCGCCTCTCAGGTTGCTAAACATTGGGAAGAAATAGGAAAAGTCCTGTTAACTGTTATCGCTACATACGGGGCTTACAAAGGGGCTGTTCTTGCTGTTGCAGCCGCTCATAAGCTCATGGCTGTTTGGGGAACGGTTCAGGCTTTTCTTTCTCTTATCCCCGCCGTAAAATCTGCGAAAGACGCGATGATTTTATTCAACCTTGCTTGCAAGGCTAACCCGATAGGTCTTGTTTTGTCAGCCGTTGCAGCAGCAGCGACTGCATACCATCTATTCTCAAAAGAAACGAGTGAGGCTCAGAAGTCTTTAACAAAGGCAAATAGCACAATCAAAGAACAGGAAAAGCGTCTTGAAGAACTTGCAAACCGTGAAGATTATATGGCTGACGTTAACAAAAAAGTCAGTGAATCTATTGCTGAAAAAATCAATAGAATTGAATTGCTTCAACACGCCATAAAAGATGAGACTGCGTCTATTATTGACAGGAAAAAAGCTATTAACGAACTTCAAACTATCGTCCCAAAATATAACGCTTCTTTGGACTCAGAGGGAAGACTTTATAACGAAAATACGTCTTCGCTTGACGATTATATTAAGAAGTTAAAAGAACTTGCTGTGGCTAAGGCTCTCCAAGAAAAACGTGAAGAATTGACGCGTAACAAACTTAGCGCAGAGCTAAACCGAAGACAGGCTTCGAAAGATGTAGACGATAAAACAAATGCGCTTGAAGAGGCTAAAAAAAAGGTCGAAAAGGCTCAGGAAGCATACGATAAAGCTATGCAAAATGTTGAAGAAGCTACAGGAGGCAAATGGATGGCTGGCTTTTCTGAAACTCAGGTCGCAAGAGGTGCTGCGAGTGTTGACTATTCCAAGCCTCTTAATGAAGCCCGATTAGCAGCTCAGGCGGCTAAAGCTGAACTGAAAGTTGCGCAAAACAACGTTAAGATACTTGACACTGAAATATCAAACACTACAAAGGATTTAAAAAATCTTGAAGACTTTGCGAAAGAAAATAATCTGAACTTAACTCACACGGAAGGTGGAGGTGGCAAGCCCCTTTCCGACAAGGAAAAGACTGAGGCGCAAAGATTGGCTGACCAAAAGGCACAGCGTCTTGAAAAGATTGACGAATATTCCCGTGAAGTCATTGAAGCCAACAAAAAGGCTGAGTTTGAAATCCGACAGGCTGAAATATCTGCCATGAATGATGGCTTTGACAAAACAAGCAAGCAAATCGAATTGAACTATGACCGCCTTATTTATGAAAACGAGAAAAGGGCGGCTGACATGATTGACGAGCTTAAAGAAAAAAAGACGCTTGAATGGATGAACCAAAACCCTAAAGCCACAAAGGAGCAACAGGTCGCATTCAGAGCCTCTTTGAAGCTGACCGAAGAAGACCTTCCTCCTGAGCAGCAGAAAATCTTGAAAGAATACGCAGAGGTCGCCCGAAAAACTCAGGTTCAGGGCAACAGGCTCGCTTTGGAGGAAATGATGCAAGACGTATTGACCTATGAACAAAAGCGTCAGAAAGTCGCCGAAGAGTTTGCCGAGAAGAGAAAAGCCCTTTTCAAGAAAGACAAAGACGGGAACTCCACTTCTGAATTTGTTGAGGGTGTTTCAGGCGGCAACCTCGAAGAACTGAATTATCAGGAGCAGGAATCTCTGAATGCGATTGATGAACAGTTTGCGCAGCGTGAAGAAGTCTATCAGGCGTGGTGCAATAAGATTGCCGCCATGAGCCTTGAAGAGTTGAAGAAAGTTCTTGAAGAGGCTGAAAAGGAACTGAAAGTGGCTGAGAAGGGCGGGACTTCTGATAAGAATCTCGCTGTCGCTCGGGCAAAGGTTGAGACTGCTAAAAACGCGGTTAAGAAAGAACAGGCGAAGACGAACCTTTCCCCTGACAAACGTTCTTTGAAAGAATGGCAAGACCTGTACAAGACGCTGAACGAATGTACCTGTTCATTCAGTGAGATTGGAGACGCTGTTGGAGGTACGGTAGGAAAGGTTATTTCAGCCGCAGGGGAAATCGCCACGTCAACCCTTTCAATGATAAACGGCATTGTTCAGCTTGTTCAAATGTCGTCAACGGCTATGCAAGCGTCCGCAACAACAGCGTCAAAAGCTATTCAGACGGTTGAAAAAGCCTCTGTAATCTTGGCTGTCATTTCTGCTGCTCTTCAAGTTGCCACAGCTATTGCAAACCTGTTCAATAACGATGAAGACAAACAGAAGGAAATAGAACGTCTTCAAAACAGAATTGACCAACTGCAATGGGAACTTGACCACGCCGACATTATCAGGCTTCAAGAAAACAGCGGGAAAGCCATTGAAAGGGTTCGGCGCACGTTGGCTGAGACGTATCAGGAGCTTCTGCGTAATAAAATTGCCGTGAAAGACTATGCGGGTGCTTGGACTATGGTTTTCGGAAAGGTCAGAAACAACGCTGAACTGATTGAAAAAACCGCTCAGAAACTTGCAACGGCTTACGCGAACATTGCGTACACCGCTGATAAGGCTCTCGGAGGTCAGAAATATGACAACGCACGCCAACAGCTTGAAAACATCTCAAAGCAGCAAATTCTCATTCAACAGCAGATCCGTGAAGAGGATTCTAAGAAGAAGACAGACCACGGGAAGATTGAAGAATGGGAACGTCAGATTGAAGAACTTGGACAACAGGCTATTGAAATCATCAACGGAATGGTCGAAGACATCATCGGCGGTTCAAGTATTGAAATAGCCTCTGAACTCGGGGACGCGTTCTTTGAAGCGTTTCAGGCTGGCGAAGACTACGCAGAAGCCTGGGGAGACAAAGTGAATGAAATTGTCGCTGACATCATGAAACGTATGCTTATATCGAAGTTCCTTGAAGAGCCTCTTGGGGAAGTCTTCAACAAATATAAGCAGAAGTGGTTCAAGGACGGTCAGTTTGTCGGTCTTGACGCTGTTATAAGTTCCATGAGTGGCTTTGCCGCTGACCTGAATTCGGTCGGTGCTGATTTCGCCCAAATATGGGAAAATCTCCCCGACAGCATTAAAAATATGTTTGAAGTGACAGAACAGGCAACCCGCGAAGCTTCTGAAAAAGGTATCGCGACAGCCTCTCAGGAAAGCGTAGATGAACTGAACGGACGCGCAACGGCTATTCAGGGTCACACGTTTTCAATCGCTGAGAACACGAAACTTCTTCTTGCCGCTGTGAATCTCATTCTGCAAAGCGTCCTAAATATCGAACGACACACCGAAATAATGAGCGAGGATATTGGGGACATGAAGCGAGAAGTTAGAGAGGTTAAAGACACGGTTAACGATATAAATTTGAAAGGTATTAAACTCAAATAGCAACGTTATGGATAAAGAAATATTGGAAACACTTCACAAACAATGGCTCGCGCTGAAAAAATCAGCCGAGCAGAGCTGTGAAAGAAAGAACCTGAGAAAACTCGCAGAGGCTTTCCGTAATTGTCAAATGTTTAAGGGGGATGAAACATTGGAGGAAATCATAGCCCTGTTCAAGAAACCTCAGGCGGTTGAATTTTGCCTCCACTATCATTTCCCCAATATCACAACGTTGAGAGCGTTCAAGGCTGACCGTCCTGAGCGTTTCGGGGTTTATATTGATGCGGGGACAATAACCTTGGATAATCCATCAGAAAAGGTTCTTATCATCGGTCGGACGACCGCCGTTGTGAACTGTTCTGAATTGAAGTGTTTTGAAATCGTCTGTATGCACGGAGCAAAAGTCATTATCAACGCTTCGGGGTGGTCTGTTGTCCGTGTTGAAGCTGAAAAAGGATGTGGTATAATTCGTAACATTAAGGAGAACGCTATTGTCTTATGATGTCGGGTAAGTTATTTGTTGACGGATTTGACGTGTACAAGCAGTACGGCGTCTATGTTCCTGACGATGGTTGGGCTTCTTTGGTGGCTTATCCCCCGTTGAAGTCATTTGAACAGAATGATTGGAACGAGGAAGACGGCATTGAAGCCGACCTGTCAGAACCTGTTCTGAACTCTCGTGAAATCAATCTGACGTTCGCCATTTCAGGCGTGTTCAGCAGATACAACGATTTCATAGAAAGACTTTCTGACGGGGCTTACCATGTTTTTGACTGTGTTGTTATCGGTCGAAAATATACGCTTCGGTTGATAAGTCAGAGCAACAGAGATTACACGGTAACACTCGGAAGAGAAACGCTCAGGTTCGCCGATGATTTCCCTTTCCCCGATTACAAGTATAAACCGCCTTTAAGTTCTGTTCCTGAATGTGACGACTATTCCGTTGACGGGGTTCAGACAACGAACTACGGTATCAGGGTGCTTCAAGGCTCTTTCGCTGAAATCCTGAAAACCGCCGCCGTCAAACAGAATATGCTACGGAACATCAGAACCCAGTCGGGAGTGATATATGACGGAAAACAGGTTTGGTACAAGGCGAAAGACGTGAAACTGAACTGCATTCTGAGGGCTGATACGCTGACAGAATTATGGCGCAATTATGACGCTTTCCTGTTTGACCTCATTCAACCCGATGAACGTTTTCTGAGAGTGAAAGAGATAGAACAGGAATTCCCGTTCTGCTATAAGTCCTGTAATGTCACTGAGTTCTTCCCTGACGGGCGTATATGGTTGAAGTTCACGCTTACCATAACGTTCACACGGGATTTCAGAATAAACGAAGACGGAACATTGCTTGTTGCGGAAGACGGAACTCCGATTGTGACCGAAGACGGCGTTTATTTCATTGACTTGTTCCTCGATGAATACAGTTATGATTCGGTTCGATTTGTGAACAACAAACGGACGCTTCGCCTGACATCAAAGGGAAAGTTCAGGTTTAATAACTAACACTAAAAACGTTTAGATATGAAGAAAATTAAAATTTCGGAACTCCCGATCTGCACAACCTTGAAAGGGCTGTTTACAATCGGTACGGATAATCAGAACAGGAGCGTCAAGGTTTCACTCCAATTCGTTGAAGACAAAACCAATGATGCTGTTACAAATGCTGAAACGGCGACAAAGAACGCTCAGGCGGCGACAGAAGAAACAAAGAAAGCCACTTCTGCTGCAAACACAGCTGCAAAAAAAGCAAGTGAATCTTCCGCTGCGGCTGATAAGTCTAAGGCTGCTGCTGACAAAGCAACGGAAGAAGCCCTTAAAGCAACGCAAAACACTGAAAAGGCTACCGAATCGGCTAACACTGCGACAGAGGCTGCGAAAAACGCCACAACGTCAGCAAATGAAGCGACAGAGGCTTCAAAGAAAGCAACAGCCGATACAATCAAGGCAACAACAGACGCACAGGCGGCGACCGCTGAAACACTTGCTAAAATCGCTGTCCTTGTCCCGTCAGGGCTTTCAGTTGAATGTATCTCGCATATCACTTGGGGCAACAAAACAAGAATACCGATTAAGGCTGTTCTTAGCCCCGTGACAGCGATGAAAAACGTGATTTATCTAAGCGATAACAGAGCCGTAGAAGTTAGCATAGATGGCTTTATAACCGCTGTATCAAAGGGAATGAGCCGTGTCAACGTCATACCGACAATGAACACCGCTCTCGCAAAGACCTTTCTTATTAGGGTTGAAGAGCCGACATCTCGTCTCACTTTGAGTTCGCAGCTGCGCTTCACTCAGGCGGGCGGCTTTCGTTTGACCTGATTTTATTCATCTTTAAAAAAAGAATCTTATGTCGAAAGGTTACATCAGTGAAACCATTGGCGGCGGGAGAATTGTTTCACACGGTCAGATTACTGACCTGTCAAAAGGATTCTCGCTTCCGAAAGGAGAGACGTTCACGGTTTACATTCGTCCGAAGTTCAGCACTTCAACGCTTGACACCGTTCTGAACGTGAAGTTATACCAAGAAGAGAAATTCGCGCCTGCGCCGATTGTGTATAATGATTGGTCGCCACTTGTTATAACAGAGATTGCCCCTGATTCGGAACTGTTAAAAACCAATGAAATTTATTGGGGCAGTGGTCAGCCAATTGAAAACGTATGAAAATCTCGGTAACGCTGTCTGTTTCAAGGCGCATTAGGGCGCGAACAGGAGAACGCCGTGAACAGGCAAAGGAAATGAGGCTGAACACTAAAGCCTCGGCAATGCTTATTAGCGTGAAAGGAAACAAAGTATTCAAATTTTTAAATAGAAAATAATTATGGCATTTACACCCGAACAAGAAACAACCCTCAAACAAATTATTGAGGCGTTTCAGAATGGTAAACGTCTGAGCGATTTACCAAACGTATCAGGCACTAACCCTTATAACCTCTATTGTGAAGTTCTTGACGAAGACGGCGAATCAAAGAAAGCAGCCCTCGGAACTCTTCTCCCCTATCTTGAAGACCAGTGTTCTTATGGTATTCAGTTTGACACAACCGTAGGAACACCGTCTTGCACCCGTGTGGGGAACATGGCTCTTCATAAGACCGTACCTATTCAAAGCCGTATGAAAGGCTGTCTGCTTGACGATAGCGGTCAGGTGGTTGAATATCTTGATCCACGCGATTGGACGGGTCAGGTCAGAGACGGTTCACGCGGTCAGGTCATGGTGGAGATTCCTCTTCATTACAGAAAGTTTGAAACCAACGGCACAAAGCGCGTTGTCCGTCTTTCTGAACACCCACTTCCTGGCTATCACGTTGTACCTAAAATGTATGTTTCAGCCTACGAAGCTTCGCTTGAACGTTCAACAGGAAAACTTTGCTCTGTGGCAAATATGGCGGCAGATTATCGCGGCGGCACAAATAACGCTTCTTATGACGGGACATACAGAACGCTGTTGGGTCGCCCCGTGACAGCAACAAGCAGAACAGGTTTCAGAACCGCCGCCCGCAAGCGCGGAAGTTCTTCTTGGAACTGTTACCTGTATGACGTTCATAAAGCTATTTTTTGGTTATTCTGTGTTGAATACGCTACCCTCAATTCTCAGGATGCTTATACGGCAGAGTTGACACCTGAGGGCTATCACAAAGGCGGTCTCGGTCTTGGAGTTACAGATTGGGACGGCTCAACTTGGAACACGTTCAACGGATATAACCCGTTCGTGCCATGCGGTCACACAGACAGCCTCGGAAATCAAACAGGCGTTGTGGCTTACACGGCGAACGGAGAAAGCGGTTCTGAGTTGAAGACTTCAAACGTGAACAGATATCGTGGTATAGAAAATCCGTTCGGTCACATTTGGAAATGGTCTGACGGCATTAACGTGAGAATTTCCGCGAACACAGACAAAGGAGGAGACGGTCTATCTAAGGTTTTTGTTTGTTCTGACCCGACAAAATTCAGCGATACCAATTATAACGGATACAAGCATGTTGGGAATGAGGCACGCAACGAAGGCTTTGTTAAAGAAGTTATTTTCGGAGAAGAGGGCGAAATTATGCCGTCACTTGTCGGAGGCGGTTCTACGCAGTACTTCAGCGACTATCATTACACTAACATCCCAGGCTCAGGCGAACAACTCCGTGGTGTCCTGTTCAGCGGTGCTGCGCATTCCGGCTCGTCTGCGGGTCTCGCTTCTGCGTATTCGTCTTACGTCCCCTCGCTTGCGACTGCGGGCATCGGCTCTCGCCTTTGCTATATTCCCGCGAACGCGTAACCCCGTTTTGTTTAACTGTCTCGCCCCTTTCATCAGGGGCGGGGCTTAAATAACTTTCAAAAATGACTAATACAAACAGTGCAATAAATAAAGTTGAGGATGATGGAAGTCTCGCTTTTCTGAACATTCCGAGAGACGAGAACAGCCGCAGTTTCAACTGTGATGAAACAACGCAGTCAAAACTTGTGAACACTCAGTTTTGGGTGGTTGACTTCATTGAAAACGTTGAAACGCGTTTCAGTAAGCAGAAAGGGAAGTCAGGTCAAACGCTTGTTAAGATTAAACCTGAACGGGACAGCCCTGACAGCTGCGCAAAAAAGTTCTTCACAGGTTCTTCCGATATTCTTTACGTTTTGAAGAAAATCAAAGAGCTGAAAGCGTTCCCGCGCCGCGTCACTTTAAGAAGCAGCGGAAACAGATTTTATTTTGAATAACAAAAAAACGAAATATAAGGTGGGTCATTCTCGTGGTGTCCTGTTCAGCGGTAATGCGAATAACGGCTCGAATGCGGGTCTCGCTTATGCGAATTCGAATAACGTCCCCTCGAATACGAATGCGAACATCGGCTCTCACCTATGCTTAAAGAAAGGGTTAAAACTCTTACAAAATATAAAAGAATGACAGCCTTGCCACTTGGCAAAAAACATCTGAAAACCCCGAAGAGTGTTGGTAAAAACGCCTGTTGTATGGGCTATTGAAAACTCTCAGTAGAAAAAGCAAAGCAGTTATGAAACGATATTCAAACTTATGGGAAAAGGTCATTTCAGTTGAGAACCTGAAATTAGCTGACGAAAAGGCTCGCCGTGGTAAATTGAATACTTACGGTGTGAAGTTTCACGATAAAAATCGCGAAGCGAACATTCAGGCTCTTCACGAAGCTTTGTTGACAAAGACGTTCAGAACTTCTCCGTATCAGGTATTCACTATTTATGAACCCAAGGAGAGAGTAATATTTCGTTTGCCGTACTATCCTGACAGAATTGTTCATCATGCCATAATGAATATCTTAGAGCCTATATGGACGAAGACGTTCACGGCTAACACTTATTCCTGCATTAAGGGAAGAGGTATTGAGGGCTGTGCGCGTCAAGTTGAAAAGATAATTAAGGGCTTTGAAGGACAGCCGTTGTACTGTTTGAAAATTGATATAAAGAAGTATTATCCATCTATCAGTCACAGGGTAACAAAGCGGCTCATACGCCGCAAGCTGAAAGACAAAGACCTCCTGTGGCTGTTGGACGAAATTATAGACAGCGTTGAAGGTCTTCCGATAGGTAATTATCTCAGTCAATACCTTGCGAACCTGTATTTGTGTTACTTCATGCACTGGGTAAATGAAAGTCTTCCTGACCTTATTAAAGAGGCTCTGAGAATGACAGAAAAGCCCTGTATAAAGAGTACTGAATACGCCGATGATATATCTTTCTTTGCAAGCAGTAAAGAGGTTCTGAGAGCCGATTTCATCTTATCAAGGCTTATCTTGAAAACGAGCTTGAATTGACGGTAAAGGGAAATTATCAGATATTCCCTGTGGCTGAAAACCGATCAGACGTTCACGGACGCGCGGTTGACTACGTTGGATATAAGTTCTTCCGAAATCAGAAGTTAATTAGAAAATCAATAAAGAAAAATTTCTGCCGCGCTGCAGCCCGCCTGAACCGCCGTCAGGTTGACGCGAAAACTTATAAACAGGCTATCGCTCCTTGGCTCGGTTGGGCGAAACACAGCAACAGCAGAAACCTATTAAAAACAATCATTAAACCCTGTTTTTATGATAGCATTTTACGATAATCAGCCGACTAAATTAGAGGCTGTCGGTAACGGCTCTTACGTTTACCGTTTCAACATCAAGCAAGTGGAAAAACCTGTTCAGGAAACGCCCTCGGAGGTTGAACCTATTTCAGAACCTCAGGTTCAGTGGCAGTGCGAAGAAGTGACCGTATGGTCGCCTATCACTTCCAACAAAATCACTGAGGCGGTTATTACCGACAAATGGGACAACAATCAAGAACAGAAACTTGTGAACGAGTTCAACGGAGCAAACCTCGGAATCTACGGGGCGGCTAAATCAGCCGAAGCGCAGAAGAAGATTGATGCTTATAAAGCGTACCTTTCTGAGCGTTCAGCCCTCAAAACTCAGGTTGACAAAGACTGCGCAGAGCTTGGTATCAAGTAACGCGCCTTGAACAGGCTATGACCCCGCTTCACGTCCATTTCGGGCGGCGGGGTCGCCTCTGTTTAGCGTGTATGTGGATGAAACGTGTTTTTTAGCCCCACATTTAAGCGAAGAAGTGATTATGGTATAAACATACCAATTCCGAAAATGAACGCGACATGGCTGAAATTCGGAGAAAATAACTCAATTATTAAAGATATGAAGATTTATAATACACTTGGCTACAGAATCCTCGACATTCAGGTTGACGATAACAGCTATCAGAATAAGGCTATCATGGGAGAACACAGCCTTACCCTGTATTATTCGTTGCCTGAACACGTTGAAATACCTGTCGGCTCTTATTGCGAGTTTGCGGGGGTAACGTACACGCTTGAACGCCCTGAAAACTTTAAGATGAAGCACAGCCGCCTGTTTGAATACACGGTTGTTTTAGACCCGCCTGAGGCAAAAGCGAAGATTTGGAAATTCCGCAATCCTGTTGACGGACGTTTAAAATTCTCCCTGACAGCGAAACCGATTGAGCATCTTCAAATGTTCGTTGACAACATGAACCGCCGCGACAAAGGGTGGTCTGTAGGAGACTGCATAGACGGCGTTGAAACCTTGATTAATTACGACCATACGTATTGTTTGGACGCTCTGAAACAACAGGCAGAAACCTTCAAGACTGAATACGAGTTCAAGGGAAAGCGCGTCATCCTGAAAAAGGTTGAATATAATAAGAGTTTTCCACTCCCGTTGAGCTACGGACGCGGTAAGGGCTTCAAGTCAGGAATTGGGCGTTCAAACACAACAGACCAACCGCCCGTTGAGGTTCTGTATGTGCAGGGAGGAACGACAAACATAGACCCATCAAAATACGGCTGCTCTGAGCTTCTTCTTCCACGCAGCAAGACCCTTTATTTTGACGGCGAACATTTTGAAGACGAGGAAGGTTTCAACAAAGAAAACGCGCGTCTGTATGCAACGGACGCTGACGGGCGTTCTATACGGCGTTACGACAAGCAGCTTTCAAGCCTTGCGGAAGACAGCATTGACTGCTCAGAGATTTATCCTAAGCGTGTCGGTTCTGTCTCTTCTGTCGTTGTCGTTGATGAAAAGAATCATTTCTACGACATCGTTGACAGCAGCATTCCCTCTTCATTGAACCTTGAAAACTGTTTGATAGAGGGTGAAACCATGACGATTGAATTTCAGTCAGGGATGCTTGCGGGACGTGAGTTTGACGTAAAGTACTGCCATGAAGAAAAGACCGTTAAGGGAGTAAAGAAAGCCGCACGCCGCTTTGAAATCGTTCCACAGGACATTGACGGGCAAACCATGCCAAACGCCACATTCGCGCCCAAAGGCGGCGATAAATATGCCGTTTTCAACTGTATGCTGCCTGACAGCTATGTTTGCGACAATGAAACAAAGTCAGGGGCTTCGTGGGATATGTTCCGCGCTGCCGTGAAATACCTGTTTGAAAATGAAGAACAGAAGTTCACGTTCTCGGGAGAACTTGACGGCATTTGGGCGAAGAAAGATTGGATGAATATCAGCGGTCGGCTCGTTCTTGGCGGGTTCATTCTCTTTAGCGATGAACGCTTTCAGAAAGAGGGTGTCCGCGTCAGAATTGTCGGCATAAAGACTTATATCAACAAACCTCATAGCCCTGTCATTGAACTGAGCAATTCAACAGTGACAGGAGGCGTTTCTTCTACCCTGAAAGAACTTCAATCGCAGGACGTGACCATTCAGGAAAACCATAAAGCGGCTGTTCAGTTCACGAAGAGACGTTTCAGGGACGCAAAGGAAACGATAACGATGTTGGAGGAATCTCTTCTTGATAACTTCACAGGCTCTATCAATCCTATTGCGGTTCAGACAATGAGTATGCTTGTCGGCGATGAAAGTCTTCAATTCCGTTTCGTAACGTCAAAGACAGCCCCGCAAACCGTTACACATTCAATCGTATGGGACAACACAGAAAAACAGCTCAAAGCAGATGCGGGTATCATTCAGCACATGACTATTGGTATTTCTTCAATCAGTTCAGAGCATAAGGTAAGCGAATATCGCTTTTGGGACGTTGAACGTTATCTGAGCGGGCGCATTGAAGACGAGAAAAAGCGGTTCTACCTGTATGCAAAGGTTTCAAAGACGGAGCAAACAGGTGTCTTTCTTCTGTCTGAAAAGGCTATCAAACTTGAACAGGTCTCAGGCTTCTATCATCTGCTTGTCGGCGTTCTGAACTCTGAGTATGACGGGGAACGCAGCTTCGCTACTCTGTACGGCTTCACAGAAGTTCTTCCCGCCCGTGTGACAACAGACAGGGTCGTTTCAGGGGACGGACAAAGTTTCTTTGATATGGTTGCAAACGCCCTGAAACTCGGAGACAAACTCGCTTATAACGTCAACGGGAACGGGCTTCTGAAAATCAAGGGGACAATCGTTCAAAGTCAGAGTGGCGCAGAGAGTTACATCGGCTGTTTCAGAGGGGCGTATAACTCATCATACACCTACTATAACGGGGATGAAGTAACATACGCCGTGAACGGCTTGACATCAACATACCGCTATGTCTATGCGACACCTGCCAAAGGCGTTGCACCGACAAACACGGTCTATTGGTCTGTCGTGGCGAAAGGCGCAAAGGGCGAAGACGGCACAGGTGTTTCAATCAAAGGGACGCTAACAAGCACGTCACAGCTTCCCGCAAAAGGTTCAGAGGGTGACGCATATATAATCAACGGGGATTTGTATGTTTGGGACGGCTCAAAATGGTCTAATGTCGGTAAAATTAAGGGAGATAAAGGCGATAAGGGTGATAACGGAGCTACGGGCAATTACACAGAATTGAGATTTGCCAAGAATGGTTCAACAACGTCAGCACCGTCTCTGTCAAATACTTCTTTGAACCCCAGCGGATGGTCAACGACAACCCCCTCTGTCGGTTCTTCTGAATATCTGTGGATGACATCAGCCGTGAAGACGGGGGACGGAAAGACACTTGTAAGAAATTGGACGACACCCGTCAGAATAACACCGTACAACGGGAAAGACGGGGCGGATGGTTCAAGCCCTGTTATGGTTTATCGTGGCGTTTACAATGCTTCACAGACATATTACGGGAATAAAAACCGTCTTGATTGCGTTAAAAGTGGCTCAACATATTATATCGCTCGCATTGACGCTGGAACATTCTCAAACATAGCCCCGCCAAACACTAATAAGTGGAACAGCTTTGGTGCATCCTTTGAAAGCGTGGCAACAAACCTGTTATTAGCTGAAAACGCCAATATCGGAGATTGGTTCATGAGCGGAGGAAAAATTGTATCAACTCTTGGGTCGGGTGACATCATTGAACTTGACGCTCGGATGAATAGAATTAAAATAACCTCTTCAAGGGCAGGAGGCGATTATTCTCAGGAATCAAATCTTGGGTCTGTCATTGAACTTGATGCGTATAGCGGCACGATAGAGGTCAGGGCAAAAAACTCTTATTCTACCGTTTCTTATATGTCGCCATCAGGGATTTTCGCAAACAGGGCGGGGACGCAATGCGTTGCTTCTTCAACAGGTTTGACACAAAGAGCTGCTATATGTGCGCTTGGATATGGAAACTTGAATAAAGATTATTATTTATCAGGTGATACAAACCTAATTGCAGGAGTTTATGGGTATGCCTCAAATTCAGGCACAGCCCCCGCGTTTGGAGGATATTTTTATAATCTGAAAGCTCACGGGCTTATACTTGGACTTAAAAAGATATTTGACAGCGATGGTACATATTATTATGCCAAGGATACAGACAGCCTTATAATAAGTCTCAGTAGAGACAGAAAAATAGTCTATCTCCCTGCCACAGATAAAGAGGGCTTAACAATTCACTTTAAACAGTTGTGGACGGGATATATGAGGATTTACCCACGTTCAGGTCAAAAGATTTATGACGATAGTACAGAAAATGAATATTACGATGTCGGACAAGGGCAAGAGCTTATCGCACACTTTTGCCGTTTTTCAATAAACGGGGTAAACGTTCAGGTTTGGACTGTTTCAAAATATAAATTTTAGAATTATGGAAGAAATTGAATATGGTTATATGGAAGGTGGGACACTTGTGTCCCGCTTCTTTGAAGAACAAAGAATTTACACAAATGACAAAGACGGTAAGCAAAGATTAAAAGTTATAACCGTTGAAGAACAGGTGGCGGCTCTCTCAGAAGAGTGGAAACCTGTTGAAAGAATCAGCGATTTCATGCTTGAAAGCACAAACCCTTATGAAGTCGTAATTCCTGTGCCTTATGACGCGGGAACGCACATCGCTTACGACTATCAAAAGCGTTTTGACGTTCAACAGGTAAAAACCGAAATTCAAGGGTTGAAAGACGCTCTGACTTCCTCAGATTATAAGGTTTCAAAATGTTATGAAGCGTCTCTCCTTGGGCATATCCTCCCCTATGATATTGAGTTTCTGCATGAAGAAAGACAGGCTCAACGAGACCAAATCAATTATTTGGAGGGTGTGTTGGCAAATAACGGCTTGAAGTGATTACATTATAATCATTTAATAGTAACTTTGTCTGTGTCAAACTTTAAAATAGAAATGATATGAAGAAACTTTGGAATTGGCTTCTGAAAAGTAATCGTTTGAAACACGTCATCGGTGGCGGTCTGATTGGCGCGTTTGCAGATGATACGTATTGTGCTGTTTATTCAGGTGGTTTGGTTGCCGCTGCGCTTGAATTTAAAGACAAACAGCACGGCTGCGCATGGGATTGGATTGACTTTAGTCTGACGTTATTGGGTGCTGTCCTCGGAAGACTTCTGAGAATGCTTTTAAATTAAAACGCTTATGGAATACTTACCAGCTATTATCAGCGCGATTGGCGCAATTCTGACAGGTCTATTTGGTCTTTGGATAAAGTATAATCAGGCGACCAAAGATAAAATGACAGACCTTAAAATAGAACAATGGAAAAAGGAAGAAGAGATAAAGAACAGAAGACGTTCTGACAACTCTTCTATCGTGTACGGGGAGCTGTGGAACATTCTTCACGAGCTTGACGCTGATCGGGTTTACATCGTTCAACCACACCCCCTCGGGAACGAAAGTCTTTTATCTATCTATTTTGAGGTAAAAAGAAAGGGTGTTGAGCCGATGAAACCACACATTCAGAATCTGAAAATTCCCGATGTTGCGAAATTCAGCTCTTCAATGGTTCAGAACCTGTTCTTGTACTTGACAGATATTGATACACAGGTTCAGGATAAATACGCTAAATCAATTCTGTCAAGTTATGGTTGCGAGGCGGCTGTTATCAAAAGGCTGAATGATAATTCCCACGATTGGATTGGTTCAATATTCTGTGAATTTACACGCCCTATTCACGTATCAGAAGAAGAAGCAAGGGATATTATGCACAGGTGTGCAATGAATATTCAATATTTGCTTCCTGCATACAAATAAATAAAATTATGGTAGTACTGATTGACAACGGTCACGGGGTTGAAACAGCGGGCAAGCGTTCCCCTGACGGCTCTCTGAGAGAGTACAAATACGCAAGAGAAATCTCCGACAGAATTGTCGCTGAATTGAACGCTCGCGGAGTTAAGGCAAAGAGAATTGTTCCTGAGGAAGAAGACATCAGCCTTAGAGAACGATGTCGGCGCGTGAACGCCATCTGTAATGAACATGGCAAGAAGAACGTTTTTCTTGTTTCTGTACACTGCAACGCAGCTGGGGCTGACGGGAAATGGAAAGCCGCCCGTGGGTGGTCTGCCCATGTTTCGAAGAACGCTTCTCTGAAATCAAAATCTTTAGCTCGCGTGTTGATTGACGCTGCGGAGGCTCAGGGTCAGAAAGTGAGAAAGTATTCCCATCATGTTCCATATTGGGAACAGAACCTTGCGATTTGCCGCGACACTTATTGCCCCGCTGTCCTGACTGAAAACCTGTTTCAGGACAACAAAGAGGACGTTGCGTATCTCTTATCAGAAGAGGGCAAGAAAGCGATAACGGAAATCCATGTAAACGGAATTATGAAATTCATTTCTGACTGCCTATGAAAGCGACAAAGAAAATCATTCTGATTGCGTTTTCGGTTCTCGTTGCTTTGTGTCTTCTTAGCTGCGGTTCTTCACGCAAGGTGGTGGAACAGGCGAACACACAGGAGAAAGACAGCGTGCGTTTTCAGACTGTGACCGTCTTTGTGAAAGATACGGTTCTGTTGGAGATACCCGCTCAGTCTTCTGAACGTGAAACAAGGGACAGCACATCGCACCTTGAAAATGACTACGCAACATCAGACGCAGCGATAATGCCTGACGGCTCTCTTTTCCACAACCTGAAAACGAAACAACAGAAGAAGCCCGTTCAAATTGAAAAACCTGTTCAGAGGACGGACAGCATTGTTTACAGGGTCAGGACTGAAACAAAGATAAAAGAAGTCCCAAGGAAACTGACGTGGTTTCAGCAGACACAGATTTACGGCTTTCGTGCGCTTATCGTAATTCTATTGATAATTTACACGATTAAAAGAATAAAACGCCGTATTCGTGTTTTATGCGAAAAATAACTATATTTGTTGCTGAAACGGGGCTGAAAACCCCTGAAAAATACATTTTTGTTGCTAATTTGTTGCTTGGCTTCAAAACTGAAAGCAAATAGCCTCTGATAAAATGCTGTAATTCAGCTAATTAAGAGGCTATTTCTTTTTTAATTCTTCATTCTGCATCGGAAAGTAAGGTTCTATATCAGAATAACAACTCAACGACAACACGGGTATAACCTGTGAGAAATAAT